AATCGGCACAACTAAGCGTGGCAACGGGCCTGCTTATCGAGACAAGTATGCGCGCTGCGGCATCCGTGCCGAAATGATACCGGCGCTAATGGACTATGTTGTTGATCTTTATGAAGAATTACACAATTATCCTGCTGCTCGCGTCCTCTGTGAGGGCGCACAAGGCTTCGGACTGGACATAGACTGGGGCGACTACCCATACGTCACTTCAAGCCATTGTACGACGGCTGGGGCTCTTCTAAATGGAATTCCACCCATTGCGGTGCGTAAGGTGTGGGGCGTCGCTAAAGCATACGAGACCTACGTGGGCTCTAAGAAGTTCCATGGGAGTGGTAAAATATTTGACAGACTCCAGGAAGCGGGTCAAGAATACGGGGCCACAACCGGTCGACCACGACAGTGCAACTGGACCAATTTGAGTCTTTTAAATAAGGCTATAAAGATTAATGGCGTTACAGATCTGGTAATTAATAAGGTGGATGTGCTGAGAGAGGTAGATGCTTGGTCGTTTCGACTCAACAATGAGAATAGTATCGCCATCCACTTACAAAGCGAAGACAGCTGGAAAGAATATCTAGAATTTTATTTGCCGGAAGTAGACCTTCATTTTTCAGACAACCCAGAGAGAATATAATGAAGACAACAATCACCAGCAGCCCGCTCCTGAAAGAAGTAGAACTCCGAAAGTCTCCGGTTGTCATACGGGTAAATGAATTTAATAATAAGGCGGCTAAGGAGTTCGCTGATCGAGTGTCGGCCGCTCATAATACCGGTCAATCAGTTATACCGGTTATTATAGATTCATATGGTGGGCAGGTCTACAGTTTAATGGCTATGATATCATCCATCAAACACGCCGAGCTTCCCGTGGCCACCATTGTCGAAGGAAAGGCCATGTCTTGCGGAGCGATTTTGTTTTCTTTTGGAGATGAAGGAATGAGATTTATGGACTCCGACGCTACTTTGATGATACATGATGTTTCAACATCCGTGTGGGGTAAGGTGGAAGAGATTAAGGCAGACGCAGCCGAAGCGGAGCGATTAAACCAAACAGTTTATAAGATGATGGCCAGAAATTGCGGCAAGAAAGATGATTACTTTCTGGATCTCATTCATGAGCGCGGCCACGCTGATTGGTTCTTGGACGCGGCAGCGGCACAGAAACATAACATGGCCAACCAAATACGAGTACCTAAGTTTAACATAACAGTTAACGTTAACATTGATTTTGAATAGGAGATAAAATGATTGTACAATACCACCGCGTGAGAAAAGACGTGAGTAGACCAACGAGAGGACACCCCAGCGACGCTGGCCTCGATGTATATTTTTGTCCGGCAGACAGGTCCACCACGGTGTTACGAATAGCGCCGGGCGAAAACAAGCTACTTCAAACCGGTTTAAGATTTGAAGTGCCTCATGGATATATGCTGGAGGTTAAGAACCGATCTAGCGTGGCTGCTACCCGCGGCCTAATCGTGGGAGCATGTGTTATTGACTCCGGGTATGCCGGCGAAGTGTTTATTAATCTTCACAACGTCGGTTCCAACACTCAATTAATTGAACCCTACACAAAGATAGCACAATTGGTTATGCTTCCTGTGGTATCGTTCCAGGCATTGGAAAACGAAGAAGGGGAGCTTTACGAGTATCCCGTCACTATAAGCGCGCGCGGCACCGATGCGCTGGGAAGTACAGATGAAGCCTGAAGCGTCACACCTTACAAAAGGAAGCCTGTGGAAAAAATCTGGAGGCGCTATGGGATTTAGTTCCAAAAGCGGGGACTGGGACACGCCCCAGGCATTTTTCGACAAGCTAAATGAACAGTTTGAGTTTACTCTTGATCCGTGTGCGACAGAGGCCAGCGCTAAGTGTAAAAAATATTTTACTAAAGAGGATGATGGTCTTGCGCAAGATTGGAAGGGTCACACGGTTTTTGTGAACCCTCCCTATGGGCGCGGCATTGGGGCGTGGCTTAAAAAGGGATACCAAGAATCTAAGAGGCACAACACAGTCGTTGTGATGCTTGTTCCAGCCAGGACTGATACTAAATGGTGGCACGACTATGTGATGAGGGCAAAAGAGGTTCATTTAGTTCGCGGCCGATTAAAATTTGGCAGCTCCGAAAACGCGGCTCCATTTCCGTCGGCAGTCGTGGTGTTTCATTCTAATATGCTCTACAAGCCACCGATTGCGCTGACGCCCGACTTCTATCCGATGGAGCGTACATGAGTAGACCAAAGATAAGAAAAGTAGACACCGCTAAACGTAAGAAGGAGCGTAAGAGAACACAACAAGTGTTGGAACAAAGAACAAGTTTGTTTTTAAACACGCCAGAAAAGTGCTGCTTGTGTGAGGCCGCGTTTGATAAGAAAAGTAAAAAGATGGCGCAAACTTGGCACATCGTAGTTTATGAAGATAGAAAAGTAATGAGATTAACTTGTCCCGACTGCCAAAAGAAAGTTGACAATGCGATGGAGAAAATAAATGCTGACTAAACAAGCCGTGTCATACGATGATATTTTATTAGTGCCTCAATACTCTGATATTGAAACTCGTGCTGAAATAGAGATAGGCGCTGATTTAGACAAACATAATCATTTCGATCTACCAATTATTGCCAGCCCAATGGATACTATTTCTGGCGATAAGATGGCAATTGCTATGAATTTCAACGGGGGACTAGCTGTCCTTCATCGATATAATACGATTGAAAAGCAATCTGGCCTCGCAGCCTCTGTTATTAAATTGTGCGGCCACCGCGCTGCTGCTGCCATAGGTACCACAGAAGAATATTTGGACCGGTCGACGGCGCTATATGAAGCCGGCGTACGTATCTTATGTATTGACGTGGCTCACGGACACCATGTTCTGGTGAAAAATGCGCTACATAAGCTGCGCAATCTTTTTGGCGACACGGTTCACATTATGGCTGGGAACGTTGCCACTCTTGAGGGCTTTATTGATTTGGCCACGTGGGGCGCGGATAGCATACGCATTGGGGTTGGAGGCGGAAGTATCTGTTCTACTCGTATTCAAACTGGTCACGGCATACCGACTTTAGAATCAATAATGGCAACTCGAATGGTTAAACAAAGTGGTCGCTTTGAGAATGTTAAAGTGATAGCTGACGGTGGACTCAAGAGTTCTGGTGATATTGTTAAGGCTCTTGCCTGTGGGGCAGACTTTGCCATGGTGGGTTCATTGCTGGCGGGATCTGATGAATGTCCGGGCGAGATTATAGAGACGAGAAAAGGCAAGTTTAAGACCTACCGAGGGATGGCCAGTAAAGATGCTCAACTGGAGTGGCGGGGCAAGACCGCTTCGCTTGAAGGCATCTCTACAGTAGTTCCGCATCGTGGACCGGTTGCCGATGTGATAGCCGAATTAGCTAGAGGCATACGAAGCGGCTTATCATACTCTGGCGCGCGGTCTATCTCAGAGTTACAGGAGAAAGTACAGTTTATTATTCAATCTCCAGCCGGACAGACAGAAAGTTCAACGCATATACTAAACCGATGAAAAGCGATTCGACACCAGTGAGTTTTTTTCTTCATCCTCGTATACACGAAGAGTTGAAAATAAGATTATACTACGAAGGGTTTGCTACACAAAGCGAATTCTTCAGGGCGTGCACGTTATCGCTGCTCGAAAAGAATGAAAAGTTTATGGAGTTCCTAGACCATTATCGCGAGAATGAAGGGCTAATGTCAAAGGCCAAGCTAAGGAAATCAAAAAAGTTACGAGAAGATGGAAAAGATTTAATGAAAGAGTTGGGGATTACGAAAGAAGATGTAGAGAATATATTTGATTTAATAGAAGAGGAGATACCAGAGTTATGAGAGAATGTTCTAAACGTTGCTTGTTAAGAGAAGTGTGCTGTACAGAGGAAGAATGCCGAATGTGGATAGATTACCCAGAGGATAATAATTGTACCCTCATAGCAGTTAACAAGCACGGGCCCATGACGTTAAAAGAAGTCGCAGCTCGTCATCACATTAGTATTGTGAGGGCAAAACAAATAGTTGACGCCACTTTGAACAAAATAAAAAGCGTCGTTATGTTTGACAGATACTAATTAAATGTAGCAACGGTCGTTTGTTTTTAGGAGAATATCGCAATGGGTAAAAAAGGAAATCTACTGACGGAGTCTCAAGTCCGACAA